TCATGTTGAGGTCGAGGAGATCGGGTAGAGCTGGTTCCACTCGGCGCGGCGGCCGTCGCAGCCGCAATCGCGGCCAAAGACTTTCTTGAACGCGGCCTTGAATTGCTCCCCGCCGGCCGCGGTGGTGAGCCGGTGGAAGGTGTCGCCGATGCCGGCGTCGGACTCGGTCGCCATGGCACCCAGCCAGCGTGCCCAGAAAGGCCATTCCCCGCGTGGGACCGGGGCCGGGGCGGGAGCGGATTTGCGCGGCTCGGGCAGCCCTTCCGAAAGGCCAAGGGCGTATCCCTCCGGGCACGCAAAATCCCGCTCATCCGCCATCCCCGCGCGCACGACCGAGTCCCGGAACGAATCATCCGTACGGCAGGCCAGGCAATGTCCGTGGCTCCGGCAAGCGGCGTTGGAAGTCCAGGCATTCATCGTGACGCGAATGCCTCCTTTGCCGCGCCCCCGCGTGAATCAAGCTTGCCACGCTCACACGCGGGAGCGCCCGCGGAGCAGGCGCGATGCAGGGCAAAAGAGGTCATATTCATGACGCCTCGCTCAAGGTGATCGTCGGCGCGGTCAGCCATTGGTACGGCCCATCAGTCGGCGGCGTGTAAGGCACCCCAAGTTCCATCCCCGCCTGGCGCCAGGCCAGGTCCGTGCCCAGGCCGCCGGCCAGGATCGCAATTTGCAGCACCTTATTCCCCGTGCAGGAGATCGCGTAAGTCACCGTCTTCGACACCGGCGTCGGCGTGCCGGAGCAATCCGCGCCCGCATACTCCTCCAGCATGAAAGTGCCCAGCGTTCCCGCCCAGCTTCCTTCCCCGGTCGATGGCGCGGTGTAAGTCCCATTGATGCCGCTGATCATATCGGCCTTCTGCGAGTTCGACCCATCCAGCAGCGTCACGTAGCAGCCGGTCGAGGCCACGCCGCTGATGGTGATCAGCAGCCCCTTCGCGGTGAGCTGGCCACAGCAGCAGCAATCCTCGCTGGTCGCGGCCTTGCCGCCGTTCATAATCACCTTCCCACCTGTGGTGTAAATGGTCATGAGCAGTCCGTGGTTTGCACCCAGGTCGTGGTCGTTCCGTTGACGGTCGGCACGTACGTGTTCCCGTCATTCGGCGGCGGCGTCAGGACAAAGAAGCTATTGGTCGCCAGCACATAGAGCGTGTTCCCGTCGCTGTCCGTGCCGCAGTTCTGGAAGCTGGCGCTGCCGCCATCCAGGTCGCTGGTCTTGATGTCGCACGTCCCGCCGTCCGGGCCGGTCATCGAGATAATGGTATCGCCGCCGGTCGTGATGCTGATCAGGCTGCCGTCCGTATCGTACAACTCCATGATCGGATCGCCGTCGAGGTCAAATTTGCAATAGGCCCCGGAGTCATCGGCGATCTTGATGACCATGTCATCCAGGTTCATCTCCGCGGTGTTGCCCCCTCCATCGCCCATCCAGAGCTTGTCATTCTGGAGGTCCGCCTTGATGAACCCGCCATCGCCGTCCTCCATGTCGATGATCAGGTTCGAGAGATCGATGGTGATGGACGGGTCGCTGCTCTCGTCGTCGCTCGGGTCCAGGTTCTGCGAGAGCGAGATACTCGGGTCGCTCGGGACCATGAGAATGCTTCCGCCGTTGCCGTCATCGTCCTGCGCACCGATCCAGATCCGGTCGTTGGTGTAATCATCATCGCCGCTGATGAGCGAGAGCGCAGTGTTCAGGTCGCTCGCGTTATGATCCGGCCCGGTCCAGCCGCTGCCATCGTTGCCGACGCTCAGCTCGAACTTCTCGAGCGGCCCGGCGTGATCGATCTGGTCGCTCCCGGCGAAGCTGCTGGCGCCATAGCCGAGCAGCCCGTCCCACGTCACACCCAGCCCGGTCGTCTCGTCATCCTGGTCGTCGATGTAATCGATCCAGGGATAGCCGCCGTCATTCGCCGGCGCGGTTGAGGCGTCGTTGAGCGGGCTGTTGGTGGTATTGTTGACTTGCGGGGCGGCGGGCGCCCCGCTATGCCGCTCCTTGATGTGCCTGCTGGTCGTCCGGGTGCGGTTGGCGCGCAGCATTTCCATCAGGTCCTGCGGGGTCAGATGGACCGCCGGGCCGAAGCGCAGGGAGGTCCGCCCGTTGTCCAGGTCATCGACGATCTCCTGCAACAGCGCGTTCATCCCGGCCCACTCCGCTCTGCCGCCGGCGATGTTCAGCACCGTGCCTAATTGCCAGTAACCAACCTCTTCGGTTACCGTCGTGAACTGCCCCTGGTACTGGAGCGTGGCGAGACAATCGTAAATCTGCTCCGCAAGGCCGGATGGGACCGGCTCCGGCTCGTCATAGCTCGATAACTGGCTGTAAGTCTGGGTCACCGCGTTAGTGCCGATGACGGTGGCAGTTACCGTTATCGGTGTTTGCGAGCCATCATCGGTCGCGCTGGTTCCGTCTGTACTCCCGCCGAATATCTTGACGGCCGCGAGGCTTTCGTCATCCGCGGTGTCCGGATAGTTATAAGTAAATTGAGTGGTGAACGTGCATCTGGCGTGAATGACATTCATCCAGTCCGCGAGCGCGCCGCGCAGCAATTCATTCGGGTAGTCCGAAAGGTCGTAATCGACCGGGTCGCCGGAATCATCATTTTGCGCGGTGGTGCCATCCGCTCCCAGCACCCAGCCGGTGGTGGAATCGTCGTCCAGGTTCAGGCGGCTTGCGCTGAATCGGTGCAGCCATCCGATGTGATTCCGCCACCAGTTGCAGGAGTCGGTATCGTCGTCTCCGGACGGGATCGCGAGCATCGGTTCTGTCTGGATGGGTACCTTCTGGTAAGTGGCGTTTGAGCCGGCGAGGCGGCAGCTATGGACAAGCGCGCCAAATTCCGTGCCCGTGGCCCCGGATGGACAATCGTCCACGATGACATTGATGCTCGGCGTTCCATCGGTCTTGTTTTCCTGAAGGTACCGGATGACGACGCTGGGGACGACGAGTTCCGGCAGTGCCTCGATGGCGATCTCTTCCGCGTCCCCGGAGAACTCCAGGAACGCCGCGCCGCAATCGGCCTTGCGCGTGACGTTAAAGCTCGGGGGTGTGGTAGAATGGTCGAACCATGCGACGGCGTCCGGCGTCCAGCGCAGCATTTTAACAATGCACTCGCTGCAGGGTAAATCGGTAACTTCGTCAAACGGGACGGACGCCGAGACGCCGATATCTCCGAGCTGGCAATGTGCGCCCACGCCGATTGCCCATTCCACAACCTGGGAAATGACCTGCCCGGAATTGAGCGCATCGCCGGACACATCCATTCCAAGTATGCACTCGCTGCGGTATTCCGCCGCCGTGGTCGGGGTCCCGTGTTCATCCACGCTGACGATGATGTTCCACTGCTGCTGATACACATTCCGCTGAAAGTCATCCCAGGCATCCCGCAGCTCGTATTCAACGCTCTCCGCCCGGCCGCTTCCTTTTCGCGGGATATGATAGAGGCGGCCCTGGAAGTAAGGAATGTTATCATAATACACGATGCAGACCGTCCCCTCCGCCGCGAGCGGGTTGGAATCGGCATCGGCGCCGTCGGCGGTGAAGGCGAAGGTGGCCGCCTTTTGGCTGCGTAGATGGCGCTTGAGATTGCTTAGACCCCAACTCGAGAACGGCGCCGCGGCGCCATCGGCAATTTGCAAGTACCAGCTCATGAATCAATTCGAGGTGCAGGGGAGCAACCGACTGCCGCGAGGCGGCGCTGCTTATGGGAGACGATTCGTCGCGATCCAGCTTTCAAGGCGTTCGAGTCGATTGATGATGTCCGGAGGCGGCGGGTTCGAGGCGGGGCGAGGGGAAACCGTCGCGCGATGGATCTCTTCCACGATGGCGAGCATTCTCGAGATCGCTTCCGAATGGTCGGGCGCATCGTTTCGTCCAGTCGACGGGCGCAGTTTCTCCAGCGTGACAAGGCCAGTCTGTTGCGTGGCGTCTGGAGCGGCGCGGAGGTTTTCGGGTGATGGGCTGTGGTTATGGATCGCCGGAGCAGCCTCTCCGGCCTCGGGCGGTTGCGGCTCCTCCGGCGGAATTGGCTTCGCTCTGTCCGTCCATTGGCGCGCTTCCTGCCCCGCCGCAAAAGGAGTCCGCACCGATTCGTCTGGCTCGTCGTCGGTTTCCATGGGATTAACGCACGGCTTGAATCGCCGCGGCGTCATACTGGGCCTCGATTGCGTACCCCGCCGCCGTGAGGTGAATCTCATCGGCCTGGAAGTAAGTCGTATTCGCAGGCGTTTGGAGCCGGGAGTCAGTCCCCATCAACGCCACGGTGTCGGCGCCGGTGCTCCCGCTGACCAGCGCCGCGTTGTAAGTCGTGATTTTCGCGGGCAGCGCGGTATCGCCGCTGGGCGCGGCTTGCGGGATGGTATTTACGACGACCTTTACTTTGCAACCGTAGTTTGTCGCTTGCGCGCGGACGGCGCTCACCAGGCTCGTCATCGTCGCAACGGCTGTTGCAGCCGATTCATTATTTACGGAGGCCTGCATGGAATTGACCCCTTCCTGCAGAACCACAATGACTTCCTGGGCATTCGCGAATTGCGGGTAATAGTTTGAGCCGGTCACCAGCATTTGTTCTGTCGTCCGCGAATTGCTCCCGGTGTTCTCGATCCAATATCCAGGCCCTAGCAGACCGCCGCATTGCGCGGGATACGATTGCGGACCGTGGCCCGTTGGGGATGATGAAAGCGGATAGCCGTTGGTCAGCGAGTTCCCGTCGAATACCACCGGGACCGTGATGGGAATGCCGTACCGCTGCGCGAAGCGGTTAATATAGGGATACTGCTGCGCGGGGGTCGAGCCGGTACCGGAAATCGCGATGGCAAAGATATCCCCGTCCAGGCTGTAGCCGGATATGGGCGGCGGTCCATACTGAAGGTAAGCGCCTGCGCAAGCCGTGCCGCCGTTGTTTATCGTGTCGCTCCAATTTGCGGAGTTGAAGACCCCGTTCAGGGAGATGTATTTGGTGGTGCCAGAGTAGGAAACCGTCGCGATGAACGGAAGCGAGGACGCCACGGGATAAGGGTAGGTTATCGAATTGGCGCCTGAACTGCTCCCGTAGGTGTAAAAAAAGAGTTGGTTAAAGGCCGTCCCAGTCGTCGCGAGCTGCCAACCGGCGTTTCCTATGGCTCCAATGTTGTAAATCAGTTCCGAATTCTCCTGTGGCTTGGAGTAGCGGCCCACAAAATAGCCGGTGAAGTGACCGCTCCCGAACGGGTCGGTGGCGCCCGGCGTCTGGAGGTAGAGAATGTTATTACTCGTTCCGGTGAAATGGAGAGCGGAGCGCGTGTAGTTGATCGCGCTGGGAAGAATACCGGGCTGATTTGGCCCGGAATAAGAAAAGGCGGTGTTGCCGTTGCCGCTGCTGTCCGCAATCACAAGTAAGTTGTTGGTGTCAGATACGGCCGCTCCATCCATGTACCAGAGCCCCTGAAGAGCGGGCATCGTCGCCGGATCGCTGCCGGAACTGAGCGGCGCCGGAGAGACCGTGTAAGCGACGCCCGCGGTAACTCCAGGCGCGGTCCCGGCGCCAGTCCATTGGATGAAATTCGCCGCGGCGGTTCCGGTCAGCGCGTTGGCGCTCGATGCCGTGGTTGCATTCACGGCGGTGGCCGCGCTGTTCGCCGCATTCGCCACGCCCGCGCTGCCACTCACCGCGGCGCTCCCGCTAGTCACCGCGGAACCCGAGACGGCCGCGCTACCGCTCGCGAGCGCAGTTCCACTCACCAGCCCGCTTCCCGTATTCACCGCCTGCGCCAGCGCCGCCTGGACACCGGTCCCGAGGTTCCGAGCCAGCACCGCCCCTTCCGGGCTGTAACTCCAGCTCGTCCCCGTCACATTCACAAACCGCAGCACCGTGCTCCCGGCGATCCCGGTCGATGTCGAGCTATGCAGCAGCGTCCCGCCCGTGCCGCTGTCGAACACCTGCAAGCTCACCGCACTCGTCCCAGCCGTCGCCGGATAGCTCACCGGGATGAAATAGAGATCGCCCGGATGAATCGAGCTATCGCTCAACACCACCTGCGCCGTGTAAGTCGAAGGCCCCGTCCCCAGCGTCAGCCCATAAGTCGAGACCCCGCCCAACCGCCCCAGCGTAATCGTGGTTCCGCTGGTCAAGGTCCCCGAGGTCGCCGCCCCGTTGAACTGTGTATAAGTCGCCGCGGATGGATAACCGAAGCCTTTCACCACAAAGAACGCAAAGAGCGCATAAATCCAGAGTAAGTTGGCGAGTTTTTTCCAGTCGGCGTGATTCATAAGGTTTTTCTCTGCGTCTCTGCGCCTCCGCGCGAAAATAATTCTCCCGCAGAGGCGCGGGAGCGCGGAGCGTTGTTGTCATACAAAAAATCTGCGGTCATCTGCGAAATCTGCGGATAAAAACTGATCCCCGTCATGGCAGCCACAGGCCCAGTTCCTTGTGCCAGTTCGCCCCGTCATAACATGCGGTGAACAGGAAGCTCGCCGCCGCCCCCGGGTTCAGGTTCACCAGCGGCCCCTCGAGCAGCGTCCCGCCCGTGCTCGTGTCATAAATGTTCAGCGTCGGATTCGCCGAGGCCGGGAAATCGACGGGGATCCGCAGCAGCGCGCCGCCGATGGCGTTTATGCCGCTTAATGTCAGGTTCACAATGTACGCGCCGGAGCCCGGGGCGAGAGTGAAAGGCGCCACGCCGAGCAGCCAAGTCTGGCCATAGGCGATTGTGGTCGTCCCCGCGACACTGAGATTCGTGACGCCGTTACTCCACGCGAGCGCGGCGACCATTGCCTGCGCTTGCGCGACGGTGATGGCGTTGACAGGGTTGCTGGATGGCGAGTTGCCGCCGTCGTCGATGATGTTGACGGTGCCCACGCAAATCGTCCCCGTCTGGCCGCCGGTCGTGATGGCGACCATCGATAAGTGCGCCAGCCGCGAGCCATTTGTCAGCGAAAAGCTGAGGTCGTCGGCGGTAAGATTGACAACAAAGTGCCGCTGGGAGCCGGCCTGCCACGTCGAAAGAGTGGTGGTGTTATCAAAGGCGGTCACCGTCTTGGTGACCAGCGCGCCGCCGTCAAGGTTGCCGGGATCCTTCAGATAAATCGAAACGCTCTGGAGATCGCTGACATCCAGCAACGCGGCCCCGGCGAACACGCCCACCTGCAGCGTCAGGTTGCGCGCCCACCATGCCTCCGGCTCCGCGCTGGTGTTGAGATCAAGAACATTCTCCTTGCTCGTTGTATCGGCCGCGATGCGAATAACCTGGGTGTTGAAAATTGCCATGATTCTGTGATGCCCCGGTTAGGAGCTGGGTTGCGATTGCTGGATGAGGCCGCCGACGATGGAGTATTGGTGGCGCGTGGTGACTCCGATCTGCTCGATCAATGCGTGGGCCTGGATTTTGCCGCCGGCCAGATAGCGGACCACCTGCTGGCCGTTCGGCTGGAACGCGGTAAACGTAACGAACCCCGAAGAAGGAAGTGTCTCCTCATGCTGAAGGATATAGATGTCCGCCGCTTCCTGCGTGGCAAACGTCCTGGCTATTTCAAACGTGACCATGGTCTCCCGGTTGCCCCGGTCGAAGGTCTCGACCTGGTCCGCCCGGAATACCTCGGCGACCTGCAACTGCCGGACCACCCGAAAGCGGAGCCGGCTGACGCCTACGCCGCCGGAGCGCGTGCCGTCGCAGAGCTGAAAGGCGCCAATGCTGACTAACATGGAAAGAAAGAAAATGCTGATCCAATCAACCCGGGATGGTGAAAATCACGAGTGGGTTTGCCGCCCCGTTGGTGAAGGTGGCCGCCGCGCCAAAGGCCACCTCGCCGGCTCGCAACTTGCCCGTCGCGTACAAGAGATTGTAATCCACCGCGCCGGCCCGCTTCAGCGTTGCAACCAGCAAATTACTGGAGATGACCAGGTCATTTCCGCCGTCGCCGATTGCCTGGCCCGGCAGCCATGCGGAGGATCCCTGCAGTGCGATGAGGGTGTCGATTTGCGCCTCCGTCAGGTTTGCGGGCTTGAACTGCGCAGCGGCCGTTGCGGATTTCAATACCATGTCGATGATCCCGTAGTTATCGACGGCAACAGGCTCCGTCACGATGGCCGGGGTGAGAGTGAAGCCACTTTCAGAAATCATTGAGTTATACGGCGCCGCGGTGCCCCAGGAGGCGGTGTACTGAGCCATGCGGACCTTGCTTGGGTCGAAGGATGTGTCGTCGAACGCATTGGAGGCGATATTCTTCCAGGCGGCGCTGGAAGTCGGCGTAAAGCTCGATGCCATTAGGCAGGAAAAGCCCATATCGCCGCTGTAGAGTGTGCCGTGAGTGGCGGAGAGAAGGATTGGCGCGTATTTGCTGATCGCGCCGCGGCTCCAGGTAATTGCGGAGCCGTCATTAATGGTCTGCACCACCAGCGGCGTATCGGTCACGCCAAAGATGCTCTGCCCGATCTGCGAAGGTGTGTACGGCATCTGGCCTGCCAGGTCCGCGGCACGGATGCTGCCGGCGGGAGTGCCGGAAAACTCGACAACGCAATCCTTTGCGATCTCCGCGATCTGACCGAAGGCATCTACCTCTATCTTTGCCCTCGCGCGTTTGATCGCCCCCTTCAATCCATCCTTGAAGTAATAACTCACTCCGTTGAAAGTGATGATCGCCGGGCCGTGAATTCTAAGTGGGATGGACATAGTATGCTTCTCTTTTTTATCCGCGGATTAACGCGGATGGCCACAGATAAAGAAGAGGCCCCGAAGCCGCGCGGTAAATAACGCGAATTTTGATCGGTATGGCAGGAACATTCATAAAAGAATCTGTGTGAATCTGCGTTAATCTGCGGATAAAAAGCGAACCGTTGATCTAGAGTTGCAGCCAGGCGATGTCGCTCCCTTGCTTGGCAGGGTTATAGGCTGCCGCGCGGATCAGCGTCCCGGCCGGCGCCGCGCCGAACGGAGCGGCGTATTGGTTCGCGGCCGTATTGCCGCTCCACGGCGGGCTGCCGTCGAGCGTGTAGTAAATGATGGCAGCCTCGTCAGTACAGGCGATCGTGATATTGTCGCCGGCCTCGGTGATGAACGGCTGGCAAGTCTTCGCCAGACAAGCAAAGTCCAGGTCGCTTTCCACCGATACGTCATAAGTGACGCGGCCTTCAAAGCTTTGGTTTGGCGTAATGGTAGCGGAGGCCGCGCGGACGATGCCCGCCGTGCCGCCGGGCGTCCAGAGATGAAGAATCTGGGCTGTGGCGATGGCCGCATCCTCGCACGGGATTTGCGTCCCTGCCGCTCCCATGTTCACGATGACGTTCTCTTGAACCCGGATGATGCAGGAGAGATGAAGATATGGTCCCGGCAGCTCCTGTTTTTGAGTCGTCAGCAGGGGCATGAGAACGGTCGCGCAAAGGCCAGCCTGGCCATTCTTCGTTGTCAGGGCGCCAAGCGCGGCATTAATGGCGCCCTGGATTTCCGCGGCCGTCAGGGCCGCGCGCGGCCGATCCACAAATACGGGGATACTCGCGAAAGAGGCTGACGATTCCAGCCGCGCGGCCAGGTCCAATTGAAAGCACTGGAGATTCATAGCAAGCCCTCCATCCCCCGCCTGGTACAAGGGCGGCGATCGGTGCTGGTGACGGTATCCATATCCAGGCCGGTCTGCATCTCGGCGCCGCCTGCGGGATTATCCGGCAGCTCGAAACGCAACCGGTCGTCATTGATCCGGAGCAGCAGGCTATTGTCATTCCGGCGGGTCTCCCGCTGATCCTCATTGAGCGGATAATTAATGCGTTCCATCAACGCGAAGAGGGCAATCCGGATGGCGAGGCCTTTGAGGCTGTTTGGCACGGTAGCGGGATCGGCGTCGAGCTGATTACCGGTGGAGCACGCCGCGCGCACCCGGGATACCGCATCCGCAATGGACTCCGCGACCGGGTCCACTGCTCCGATGCCCGCGGACTGCGCAGCATCGACGATGGCGCTGTGGCCCGCGGCCTTGAGAGTATCGGCTGTAATGGAAGTCCAGTTGCTCATCATTAAGTCAAAGGTCGAATAAGTGGCCGCCAATGGGGGCGCAACGAGTGAATACGATTCAGGATGTGGCTGTCTCCCTTGGCCGCCGCCCGCGCGGAAATCCCCAAAACCGCGGGGCGGCGGCTGCAACCCGGGAGTGTTAGCTGACCGTGAATTGATTGATGCCGAGCAGACTCGTGACGACGATCTTTTCGTAATGTTCGACGGTGATATCGACCAGCTTGCTGGTAACCTGCTGGACATAAACCCGCCACGGCCCGCCGCTGTCGGTCATCGAATAGAAGCGCTTGATGTTGGACGGGTCTTCCGTGTCCTGCCCGGCGAGGGCGTAAAACATGAACACGAGGTTTCCGACCACCTCCGCCAGCCCGGCGCCGGCCGCGCTGAAGCGCTCCCGCGAGACATAGGGGAGCACCGTCAGGAACATCCCGACCTGCTCCGGCGTGAGTCCGGCGCTGGCGTAACCGCCGGCGTCATTCTGCGCGCGATGGGTGAGCACGCGCTTGGACCATGCGGTATCGCCCCACGCCACGCGGTTGGGACGAATGCCCGATTGCGTGGCTGCCGTGACGAGCTGCTGCAGCACCTCGTTATCCGGATCCTGCCCGGCCCCGCCATTCCATGTGACGGCGGTATTGACGGCGCCGGCGCTCAGCGCGGTGATCGCGCGCCGGAGCGAGTTCCGCAGTACGCGCCGCTTCAGCTTCTCCACGATGCGCGCTTGGAATGCGGGCAGCCCGCCGGCGAGCGTGCTGTCCGGGTCTGCGACCTCATCGAGGTCCACGCGGATGCGGAGCCCGCGATTGTCGGTGCGGGCGTGGGTTTCCGTCCCGGTGTATTCGACCGTGGGGAATTCGCCGCCGATTGCCCGGAGGTCGTCGAAGGCCCCTTCCGAGAGAAATTCCTCGATGTTCGTCCAGGACTTGTAAGTGAACCGCCGCGGCACAGGCACGCTGGGGGCAAAAAACTCGAGCGTTTGCTCGATGTTATTCGGATCGCGCCAGCCGATTGCGTAATTGGTCAGCGGCTCGTCGAAGTATTGCTGCGTAAAGACCGATTCATTCGCGAGATAGACGGCGCCCGGCCGGATGGCCACGCCTTCGTTCGCGATTTCGGCCACAGGCTCGGCTTCGAGCTGCGCCAGCCGTTTCATCGCCCTCGCATGATGCTTGCGAAACTGCGCGAAGGAGAGTGGCGGAGTCGCCGCCGTGGTAATGGATTTCTTCATATTTTGTAACTAATGGTTAGTGGACCCAGTTTGTGCCGGTCCAGATCAGCAACTGGCCGGTGGCGGAGGTGCCGAGCTGGCCGGGCGCCGGGGACGGAATGTTCACGGTGCCGGTGATTACCGGACTGGGCGTCACGGCGAGGCCGGTTCCGGTGGTCTGGAGGAATCCGTTGGCGCCGGTTGTGGCCAGCGTCTGCCATGAGCCGGAGGCTCCAATGTAAGGGAGCAGCAGCGGCCCCGTGCCGGAGATGCGGATCGGGTAGGCGATATCGTACTGGCCCGCGCGCGCCTGGGCCCAGAAGATCGCGGAGACGGCGGCGATGGAGATCGCGCGCATTATTTGAAGAGACCTTTTCATGGAATAAGTAGCGTTGACGATTTTGGTAATGACTTAGACGGATTGGGTGACGGAGTGCTTGTAAGGAAAGCAGGGGATTACCTCCACCTGGTCCCCATTCGCGAGCGCGGCGGTCTTCGCTTTCCCGAGGACCCAGTAATTGCCCGGGGTCGTTGGCACGGTGCGGATCAGGCCGCCGTTATCGGTGGTGAGCAGGTCATCGATATTGATGGCGCTGCTGGCGATCATCCGCTCGGTATCTTCATTCAGGCCCAGGATGTGGACCGGCAGCGGGTAGCTGAGGTCCGTATCCGTGGTGGGGGTCATGTCGGGGACGACGGCGTACGGGATGCTGCCCTGGCCGGCGATGGCGATGCTGTAGTATTCCGCGCCGCGGCACGCGATGAGATACCGTTGAGCAAAGGCGGCGTCCGCGACCGCTGTGGCGCGCCCTTTGGGTGTGATGTTGACAAGAATCATAAGTGTTCTGTGTTGTTGGTTGGTGTTATTCCTCCGCGCCGGCTCGGCGCATCTGCGCGAAGAGCTGCGTCCCTTCGCCGGAACCGGCTACTGCGCGGAAGCGTTCTTCGTAACTCTCGTTTGGAAATTCCTTCTGCCGGGCGTCCAGCAGCTCCTGCAGTCTCGCGGTGCGCTCCCGCTCGCCTTCGATGACCTTTGCGTGGCGGCCCGCGAGGTCCCTGGACTTTGGCTCGGTCTTGATCACGGCCCGCGCATTCCCCAGCTCGGCAGCTTTGCGGTCGAAGTTATCGCCGGCGTTACATAGCTGTTCGACGCACGCAGCCCGGTCCTTGCTTACCACGCGTCCCGTTTTGACGAGGCTATCGACCAGGAGCGTCGCCCGGCCGCGGCGTTCCGCCTCGGCAAGGGCGCGGATATTGACTAGCTGTTGCTCCAGGCCCGCGTTCGCCGCCTCATTCGCTTTGCTTACCGGCATCGCCTTCTCAAGGGCGGCGATCACTTCCTCCAGGGTAACTTCGTCCTCCTCCTTGAAGCCGGCGAGCAGCTTCAGCTTTGGCGGCACTGTGAACTGGGCGGGCTGCGCCAGCCCGTCGCTGGTATCGCGGCCACCGGCGTTTGCGAGCGACGCCGGACGCACCGGGATATTCGGCTCATTGGTAAATCCCGCGCTCTTCACCCGCACCGGCCGGAATACCTGCACGCCGTTTTCCATGCCCTCGGCGACAGCCGCCCAGTTCACGCTATGGCCGTGGAAGCTTTCGTTCGCGATGAGCTTCGCGCCCTCGTCATTCCAATGCATCCGGACAAACAACCCATGCTCCTGGCATGGTGGGAGGTACGCGGAATCCCCGGCGGTTTTCGAGTTGGCGAAAGCACTGCACGCGGCGCAGTCCGGGTCGTGCCGGACCTGCATCTCCTTGCCGCGTCCGTAGGCGCGCGTGTCCTCGTGGCCCGGCTGCCCCTTGAATCGCGGATGATCCGGGTGACCAATATAGAAAGGCATGCCGAGCGGTTGCAGGATCCGCCGGGGGGCGCCGTTGAACTCGTCGCAAATGCGGCGCGCATCCTCCCTTCGGAAGCGCTGGATCACACGCGCGGCCCCGTGGACATTACCGAAATCGCCGAATGGCGAGAGCTGGACCCAATGGTCCTGCCCAGGATGCATCGGGGTAAGTTGGTTCGGCAGGAAGAGCGTGACGGAGACCGATCCGCTCTCGTTCGCGAGAAGGACTGGGCGCGCGCCGGAGAAGAAGCGCAAACAGGTGATGAATGGACGTAGGATCATAAAAAATAACGGTGATTGGGAAAACTAAGCGGGGAGATCCTCGACCGGCACGGGCTGGTTTTCCGTGGCATCCTGGATGCGCTCCATGACTTCGGCCGGGTTATGCAGCGGGAGATCATCCTCGGCGATCAGTGGCCGGCCGTAATAGGCGAGGCGCTCGCGCTCGCCGAGACGGGCGCCGGATTTCAGCAGTAACTCATCGATCTGAAGGTCGAGCGCCGTGTTCCGGGATTCCGGGACGACGATCATCGAGTAAGCCAGCGGCTTGACGCCGAACTTCTGCCAGATGACCCAGCGATCGATGTAAAGCTGGAGCGTTTCGCTGATCATCGCGGCGTCATCTTGCAGGAGCAGGTTGCTTTCATCCTGCTGCACGCTTGCGCCTTTCTGGTCCGCGGAGATGGTCGATAAGTCGGACCCGCGCCAGAGCGATGCCATCGCGCGATCCATCCGCTCCACCAACGGCGGGAAGGGGAGCGTCCCTTCGCCGCGCGCGGTAATGAGCGAGATTGGTTCCTTGATCGTGCCGTCAGCGCCGTAGATGACGCCCGACCAGTTTTGACCGAACGCCGCCACCGCCGCCTTCAAGGCTTCCCCCGCTTCCGAGCCTTTGGCGGCGTTTGTCTGGCCGAGCACGCCGGGGGTGCCGTACTTATCGCTGTAACTTACCCAATCCTTCAGCGGCATATTCTTGAACATGTAAGCGATGGAGCACGCTTCCATGATCCCGTCGCCCTTGGTAATCATCCAGCCGCCGGGCTCGAGCGCTTCGCCATTCGCGCCGCCCAGCGGCAGCTTGAGGAATTGCAGGCGTCCGGAGCGATTCTCGAAGAACCAAAGCGGCACAAAGCGCAGTTCCGCGGTAAGAACATCCTCCCGGGATTGCCCCGGCGAAGCCTTGGCGCAGCCGGGTTGCCACACGATTTCGTGCACCGCGTAATACTTCCCGACCGCATCCATCATCTGCCGGACCAGGAGCGGGAACCCGCCGGTCTCATTCTGGTCGAGTGCGTTCACAACGGTGAGATGGTCGTAGAAGTCATCCAGCGCCTTCGCATGCGCGGCGGCCTCGGGAGTCTGCTCGAGCTGAAAGGAATGCCGCTTATATCTGGCCAGCGATTTCTTGCGTTTGCTCGCGACGTTGCGAATGACATCGTCGCGTTTCTCGATCTGGTCCCACACGAGCGCAGCGTATGCGACAAATCCCAGCAGGAAGTTATCGAGATAAACGGAGAGAAGCTGGGGCGTAAGTCCCCGCAGCGGATTAAACCGGGACCGGAGGGCGAGCTGCACCACGTCCGCGCTGATCATCGATTCCGTCTTGGGCGCCCGGCGGCTCGTGGCTGGACGATCGGAACGGCCATTGCGACCGGGTGAGATGGATGAAGACGAGGAGCTCAAAGCAGTGGATTGGGTAATCAGTGGGAACGGGAGCGCGCCGGTGGATTAAAAGGCGGCGAACTTATTCGCGCGGGTGACCTCCGGAATGTCATAGGCAAACTGGGCGGCAGGCGCCTTCAGGGCGCGAGCCAGCAACGCCAGACTCCAGAATTCATCCGCGTGTCCGGAGGCATCGCGGGTTGCGGCAATGCGGACGCCGCCGGCAGTCGTGACCCGCTCGGGCTTTTGCAAACTTTCGCGCAGCGGCATCTCGCAGGGGATGCGGATGGCGCGCTTTTCAAAAAGTTCGAGTAAGTCGAGCGCCATCAGTTCCGTGACCAGCGCGGAGTCTCCCTGCTCGATGCCCTGGACGGTCCGGCGCTCCCGGCTGGCGAATTGGACCGCCTCGACCCGGTAGGCCCCGCAATGTTCCTGGGCAAATTCGATCAAGCCCAGGCCGAGGCCGGTGGCATCGCCGCACAGCCGGCCGAAGTTAGGCATGTTGAGAATTGGCCGGAGCCGATCGAGTTGCTGCGGCAGCCGCATCGCACTCAGGCGCAGGATCGCGCGGGCAAGCAGAACGCCGCCCACCTTCTCGCCGACAGTGACGACTGTGATGTCGCGCGTGCGCCCTACATCCAGGCCGATCCCGAGCGGGCCATGGCACGCGCGGAGCAGCGCCAGCGCTTCCGGGCTCCAATCCTGGCTGCAGATATGGCACTGCGCCGTGCCGGATGCCGGATACTCACACGCGGCGATCAGGCCGTTTGTCAGCAGCGCCATGTTTTCATCGTTAAAGGCGCACTCGTAGTTCTGGTCGTAACTCGCCTTGTCCAGAGCGGCGGCTCGCGCTTCATCCGGAGTCATCTCGCGGCGGGTGGCCGGGTCATAGATCTTCACGCCCATTCGCCAGGCCTCGCTCCTGCGGATGCGGGATACGAGGTAGGGCGAGGATTCGCTCGCCATGCGGTAGAACATGTTGAATCGCCCGTTGCCCGTGCTTGCCACCCGGCAGAGATAGTCCGGATTGCTGGACATGATCGGCTCCGCGGCATCCCAGATCGCGGCGCTATCTTCGTGGAAGGCGAACTCGTCCAGGATCAGGTCGCCGGAGAAGCCGCGCGCGGTCCGCGGGTTTGCCGCGAGGACGATGATGCGCCCGGTTTTGCGGGAAAGGGTCACGCGGACTTCCATCCGCATATTCTCCAGCTTATCGTCCGCGGAGAGATTGACCTTCTCGAATGCCGTGCGCATCAAGGCGCATAACTCCGAGCATTTATGGATAAATTCGCCGCCATTGGACCGTGAGTTACTCAATACCGTGACCAGGCGGCCCGGATTGGCGCTGATCCTGCGCACCGCCCAGGCCGCGAGCGTGAAAGACTTTCCAATCTGCCGGCTCCAATGAAGCACCAATAGCCCCCGCGCGGACCAGAATACCGGCGCCTGGTACTGGCGGAAGCGAACTAACGCCGCTTCCTGCGAGGCGCGCTGCTCCGTCGTCATCGGCGGCGTATAGAATGGGTCGAGATACATGACTCAGGCGTCCACGTTCACCGGGGTTCCAAAAAGCAGGGACATTGCCTCCTCGATCTTGGCGTGGTCATCGGCAGTGCTGTCGCTGATGCGCTGGAGCTGGCCGGCGAAGGAAAGGGCCTGCTTTGCGGCATTGAAATAGAAGCGATCCCGCGCAAGGTCCACGCTGCGGACGCGGATGTGCTGATCCCGCGCCTTGAGGGCGATTGCCATGAAGCGCACCAGCCGCGATTCGTCGCGCTCCGGCGGCGCTTTCCGGAATTCCTCGAATACCGCCTGCGCAAAGGATTCGATGTTCTTGTCAGTAAGTTCATTGAGCCTGGCGAAAACATCGCCAACAAACGAAGCGCGATTGCTATCATCCTCGAGAGGAGTAACTCCGGGTTTAGGGAGCGCTTTCGCGCGGCGTTTGGCTGCGGCTGGCATTTGCGGTGCATTTTCCGGGGCGTATCAGTGGCGGAGCATCGCGCGCCCGGCTTCGGTAATGGCCCACTTGACGAGGTGATCATCGAGCGGATCGGGAATCGTCGTGATGTAGCCGCGGGTTTGCAGGAACAGGAGTTCCTCATCCAGTTCCGCCTGGCCGGCGGGCGGGCGGATGGCTCCATTGAGCTCCACTGCGAGCTGCGCTTCCGGCAGCGCGTAGGGCTGTGCGCGCTCCAGGATATCGAGCACGGCTCTGCGAAGGTTGGTGACGCGCATCTCTTAGTTCTGGGTAAGTGTGCTGACGTTCTTGAGCATCTGGAAAACCTCGTTCGGCAGCCGCTTTATCTCGTCGCCCAGAGCGCTTGAAATATCGTTGAGCCGCTTGTGGAAGTTCGAGGAAGTCAACTCGACATGCTTGTGAAGGTCGGCGGTATCGCGGCTTCGTTTCGCATCGAGCGCGTGAAACTTTTCATCCAGGTTCTGCCGGAAGTCCCGCTCCAGTTGACTGAGCGCTTCCTTGGTCGCGAGGCGCTCCATGACTACCTCCAGGCGGGCCACGCGCGCCTCGATCTTGCGAACGTCACTGTCCAGCGGCGGCTGGCGGCCGAAGAATGATTTTGCATCATTGGCCACGCGCAGGAGCAGGCCCAGCGAGCCGAACAGGATCAGGAGCCCGACCACGACCGTCAGGAACGGGCCGCTGTTCTCCAGGGCGCCATCTGCGAGCATCATTCGGCACCCCCTTGAACATAGGCGCTTTGACTTATCCTTGGCTGCCTTCGCTGCCCGTCCCAATTCTCCCCGAGCCGCGGCGCCGCCCCGCAGAGATGGTGGCAGATAACTGTCGGCAGATGCCGCCGGCATGGCGCGGGCCATTGCTCGGCAAACATCACATCATCATGCGCGGCGGTGCCGAGGGACCATGGGTAATCCTTTTGCGTCGAGCAATGCCAGAGCTGGAAAAAGCCGATGGGAACATAGCCGCGGAGCGTATCGACATAGCGCGCGGAGAGCGGGCTGGCCGGGTCCGGCGAAATAAGAAAGCCATGCGCGTGCTGCGGAGCCGCGGTGCGGCCGCGCTCGATAAAGTGCCGGGCGAACACATCCACCCGGTCTGCGCCGTAGATACAGGACCTTTCCAGGACTGTGTGATTGAACAGGATGCGGCGGAAGTTATCCGGCAGCGCGATGTCCGCATCCAGATGCAATCGCCAGCCGTGATATTGGAATCGGGAGAAGCCGGCATTGATTGCGGCGCCCTTGTTGAAGTTCCGCCCATTCTTGGTGAAGAGATCCGTCTCCACGCAGATGGCGCCGTACTTCTGCGCGACGGCGCGGGTGGCGCGGTCGGCGTGGGTGGTGACGACGATCAGCGTATCGAGGTGCGGATGATTCACCGCGAGCGTGACATCGAGTAAGTCATCAAACCCGACGCAGACCGTAACTGCCTCGAGGCGCAGGGACTCGGTTCTTTGCGTTGCATGGATGGACTCCGTCCCTCCCGGCGCGGCGGCGGCGCTATAAGTGGGCGCGTTCATGCGGTTGCCGATCCCGCCTCCTCGAGGGACTGTTCGAGGTCGTTGACGCGATTCAGCCAGCCCTGGAGAAACTCTCCTTCGGCGGGATGCAAGAGAACAATATCCGCGTAATGCTGCCGGCGGAATTCGAGCAGATTGCCAAGCACCCCCCACTTTGAAGCATCGCAGATTTGATTGGCCGCGGCGATGGTGACCGGCCCGATCTCGCCGTCCACCTCCAGCGTCCCGCCGCACGCATTCAAGGCCCGCTGCAGGAGAATGCCCGCGGTATGGACGCCGTTATTTACCGCGGTATCGAATACGGCGGTATCGATGCCCTGCGGCAGCGCGTCGCATTGGCACTGGGTCCATTCGGCGTCGCGATACATCTCCATGGCCTGGTCGAGCGTGAGGCCGGGGATATCGACTCCGGGATGGTCCGCGGCGTCGATCCCGTACTTGGTGCAGCCGCCGGGATCGCCCGGGACGTTCTCGCAGATGACGAAGTCGAGATCGTCCTCGTGGCCCGGCGCATAGACGCACTCATGCCGCAGCACAAAGAGAAGCGATGCCTGGAAGTTATCTCTCATTTCGTGGCGGCGGATGGGGTTGCCGGGGTGGTGGAAGGCGCCTGCGCGAGCCGCAGCTCGCGGTCGTGGATAATCTTGCTGAGCGTGCTCCACGCGACGCCGGCGAGAGCCAGGAGGGCGCTGGTGATGACCTGCGCATCCGCCTGTTGAATCAGGCCGCGCGCCAGCAGATAGCCCGCGAAGGCGGTCAGGCCATGGCGGAGGTAGCCGAGTAGAATCTGTTTTAGTAAGTCCAT